AGACAAAAAGTTGATTCTATTGTTGATTCATTCTTTGCTGGTTGTAAAAAATATGATTTATATGAACTTGCAAAGATTTATAATACAGTACCATTAACTGATTTACAAGCTTGGCAGGAAATTATTACAAATCCTAACGCAACTAATGAAAACATTGTTGCGGCTTCTAAAGCAACCAATACTTCGGCAACAAACTCATTACAAGATGGGGGTACAACAGATGATGCCACAGGAAACCCAACGTTAACTCAATACAATGGTTTTGGGTTTTACTTTGATAATGATATTCCAAGTCCAACATCGGTTGCTTACCAAACAACATATTCTACTTATACATCAACAGATAACAAACAATTATACGCCAACAATTCGGCCACAGAAAACAACGGTAATACGCAAGTTACAACACAATTTTTTAATGATATTATTGAAAATAACTTTACAGAATTAAAAGAAATGGCTCAAAAAATGTATAATATTTTGAGTCAAAAACAAGCTTCTAGTATTGTGGTTACTTTGGAGGCAAGTGCATCACCATCGGCACCAAAGGAATATAATGAAAAATTGGCGGCAAGAAGAGGTGAATCTGTTATTGAATTTTTTAAAACTTATTCGTTTGGAGCAAACAATAATTCATTAGCACCATTTATAAATTCAACATTGGTATTCAACAAGACTATTGTAAAAGGTGAAGCTACCGAGGTTACCCCAAGGGGTAAACAAAGTTATGGAACACAACCATGTTTGGACGAGGCGCTTAATACTGAAAAATATTCAATAAAAGCTATGGCTTGTAGAACAGTATTATTAAAAAATGTTGAAGTTAAACCAATTGAGAAAAATCCTGAACCAAGCTCAACTGCAACTGAAAATAGTGCCGCAAACAACGAAGCTGGAAAACCAAATACAGGACAAAAGCCAGGACAGACCAATACTGTTGTAAATCAACAACCACAAAAAGATTTATATAAAGGTGCGTCTAAAAAATTATTAAGATACTTGTTAAATGAGTGTGACTATTTTGAAGTATTAAAGGCGGAAAATCCATTTATTTACGATTCAATTAAAGAAAAAATAAAATATTTTCAGCCGGCATTTCACTCAACAACACCTGAAGGTCTTAATTCTCGTTTAACATTTTTACAACAATGTATGAGACCTGGTGAAACTATACCAACAATTGGTATTAACGGTGAAAAATTGTATAATGATGCATTAAATACATCATTTGGTGCACCACCAATTATGGTTTTACGTATTGGTGATTTTTACAATACTAAAGTTGTTCCGACATCATTGAGTTTTACATATGATAAAACATTTGATATGAACCCTGAAGGAATTGGATTTCAACCAATGATTGTTGATGTTAATTTAAGTTTTAATTTTGTTGGTGGTTCAGGATTGGCAAATCCAATAGATACCTTACAAAACGCGTTATCATTTAATTATTATGCCAACACTGAAATGTATGATGAAAGAGCAGAAGCTACTGAAGATACATCTAAGTTAGACAAAGAAATAGTCCAAGCATTAATAAATAACCCACCTGTTGTTGGTGTTGCAAATGTTCAAAATGACAAAACAAATGATGGTGGAAATACCATAGGTGTTTCATCAATTACAGGATTAACTGAAACTGGCCAATCAGGAACAATTGAATATGCAACATTTACCAACAGATTTGTTGATAAAACTAAAGCATATTACAATGGTGTTATGAATACTATGGATAATATGTTGTTAAATTACAATTATGGCGTCCTTTCAATTTTAAATTATGGTGGTGATAATCAAGGTTATAATACTGGTTCTTTTGAATCTTCAGTACCTACAACAACATTAATTTATGGTAAACCAGTTAACACTCAAAAATATGTTGATGAATCTTTTAAAGAATTATTAAAAGACATTGATGATGATAGATTACCAATATTTACATCTGGTGATTTTACAAAATCTATTATTACAACAGCACAAAAAAGATTATTCAAGAAAAACTATTCAAATTATGTTAAAACATATAGAAGTAGTTTTTTAAATACTGTAACTTTTGATGTAAACACGTTAACACAATTACAACAAGATTACGTCTATAATATTGATAGAATGAATTTTGTTGCTAGTGGAACAACTATTGGTCATGATGGAAAGTTAAATGACAAAGGAATAGCAATCATTTATACAACTACTGGTCAAACAGAAACCGTTAGTGGTAGTCCTATAGACACTTTAACATCTCTTAGAAATGATTATACTTCTATAGCAACAAATAATAATCAGTTCTTGACCGACTTAACTGCGGCACAACTTTATGTGACTAATTCATACAAACCTGAAACACCTGGTGTATTTACTCCACCAACAGGGTATGATTTCTTATCAACCCCTGAAAAAACACGAGAATACCTATTAATGTCAAGAGCGTTAACAATTGAATCATCAAGAGATACTTTCTTAAATGCGTTACAAGAAGGTTTAGATGTTTACACTAAACAAGCGGTTGAATCATATTACCTTACAGCAACCAATTCTTTATTTATTGAATGGAATAAGTTAAATAAAATAGGTCTTGATTTAATGGTAACATTTAAAAGTAACACTACAGGTAAAAATTATGTTGATTATACACCACCATTTGGTACAACACAAAAAAGAATTGTTGATTTTACTGAGGACCCAACAGCTTCAGAGCCCCTTAAAAAACAATTACAAGATATTTACGCTAATAAGAACAATAGTTCTAGAATAAACCCATATAACTTTAAGAGAAAATTTAACTAATGGATGCTTACTATAACCGATATCAACAATTTTTGATAAATGGTGAACAAACTGTGGTTCCTTTTATACCACTACAGTCAAAATCATCAGACCAAAGATATATCTATAGAACGGGTTTCAGCAGATTAGATAAAGTATCTCAACAATATTATGGAACACCATTTTTTGGTTGGTTAATATTACAAGGTAATCCTGAATATGGTGGTTTAGAATGGAATATACCAAACAATGCAATATTGACAATTCCTTATCCACTAATATCTTCATTACAAGACTATAAAAATGGTTTAGATAACTATTTCTTCTACTATGGCAGATAATTTTGGAACTACGGACAATATCTATATTGAATCCGATTATGATAATATCTTTTTAATTGACCCAAATAAGGTTGAAAATGATTCTGGTCAACCTATAGATAGACCTGTTCACCATGAAAATCTTGTCATGTATGCTAACTTGGAAGCAAAAATGTTACCAAGAACAAAGTTGGCTGTAGGTTCGGCTCTTACAGATGCAATTCAAACAACACCAATAGCTTCTATTAATTTTTTAAGACCTGGTGGTAAAACAACACTTAATAACAATTATTTAAATGAAATAACAGGTTTAAATACTGTTGATGGTAAGGGTACAAATCAACCAAGTAAAACTAGTGTACAACAACAAAATAAGGACGATTCGTTTTATATTAAACAAAACACAATCAATAGTGAAGACACTGGTTTATTAGGTATTGAATCAATACGTGTTAAAAACACAAGAAGTTTAACACCAACAGTTGAAATGGTATTAATTGATGTTCAAGGAAGAGCTTTATTTGAAAAAGGTGAAAACTCAGAATATGCCTGTTTTTTTAACTTACCATACCCAACTTTTTACTTAACATTAAAAGGTTTTTATGGTAAGGCAATAAAATATCAACTTATATTAACTAACTTTTCTGCAGCTTTTGAAGGGAATACAGGAAACTATAGAATTAATTTAACGTTTTATTCTTACAAATATACTATTTTAGCGGAAACACAAGTGGGTGCATTATTTGCGGTTCCATTCATGTATACTACCGACTATAGAATAAATAGTACTGCACCTAACCCACCAGGAGTAAACGCTGCTCAAGCATCTAATGGAAATCCTGACGTAACAACAAAGTCTGTTAGAGTAACACGAGGTGGACAAACAATAAGGGATGTGTATAAAAGATATAAAGCATTAGGTTTAATATCACCAAATTTACCGGAACTTTCATTCCCCCAATTAAGGGCAAGATTAGATTCTTTAGAACCAAATTTACAAAAAAGTTTCGGTCAAGCAGATTTTACACCATTATCAGATTGTGATACGTATTTTAAACTATTAACAAATCTTAGGGATACTATATTATCAAATGATGATACAAGTTGGTTTAGGAGATATGTTGACCAAGAAAAATTTTTTGTACTAAATCCAAATGTTGTTGGTGGTAAAACAAATGTTCTTACATACATTTATAATACCAATACAAGAGCTAACACTCAATTGCAAATTGACGCTTATTCACAATTAAAACAATTGGTGGACACTTTTAAAGCTGACTTGGCAAAAAATAAAACATTAGGTCCTGACACAGGAACATTTACAATTGATGGCAAAAAACAAACATCACAAGTAACAAAAATTAATAATTTAAAAATAGATTCTAATACTACAGATACAAACATACCATTAACTTCAGATTCTGTTAGAAAAAGATTAAATTCTAGTGATATTAATTGGGCCGAAACATTTAAGATTAGAAAAAAAAGAGAAGCTCAAAATACAAAAGAAATTGATGATTTAGAAATAGAAGAAAGTATTTTTTTTCAAACAGTTGAAAAAAAAACAACTCCAATAATTTTACCAACATATAATTTTGTATTTGAAGGACCGGGTAATTTTTCGGATATTATTGATAAAACCTTTGAAGATTTGTCAGGACAAAAAGAAAAAATTGTTCTTGCATTAAATGAATTTTTATCTAAAAAAATTGAGGGTGATGATGGGTTAGGATTTAAACCAACAATGAGAAATATTATGGCAATGATATTTGCATCTGTTGAGGCGTTTTATAGACTAATGGATGATGTACATAGCCAGGCTTGGAATCAAAGATTAAATCCAATTAGAAAAAATGCCGTTTATGATAATACCAAATCATCGGTTAGTACTGATAGTAAAGATTTGGTACAACAAACTGCTCAAAATGCTTTAAAAGATATTCCCGTTTATCCGTGGCCACAATATTTTGTAGAAACAAATGATTCTGAAGGAGAACGATTTGAATTACGATATCCTGGTGACCCATCAGAAATATCGAAAACAAGGGCGAATAATGCTGAAGTTTGGCCTGAAGTTGAATTTGTTGAAGAATATATAAGAGGTTTGGCACAAAGGGCTAGTATTGATTTGGGTCCAAATGGTAGTAATAACGAAGGGAATGTTATTAGTAGAATCACAGTAAATGCCGTTGAATTCCCAACAACAAATATACCATACAGTGATTATGATGTTGTCAAATTTATTTATGAAATTTATGAAAGAGTTTTATTGGCGACATATTATGATAGGTTATCAACAACAGGTGCAAGACAACTATCTGTTTATAACACTTTATCAGACTTGGAAGTGTCAAATATTAGAACTGCCTTGGAGTCAACAAGTCCAAGCCTTACAAAAATATTAAAAAATTCTTTAGTGACACCCCAAGAGTTTCCTATTGAACTTAGAAGAATTTCAAACAATGGTACTGGTACAAGTTGGCAACAATTTATAAGGGGGGAGTTTACTTCAGAATATTTAAGGACAATAACCAATAATGATTTTGCTATTTTAAATAGTTCGTTTATTAAATCAAGACCAACGACAAATAAGAATATCCAATCATTAAGTAATTTATCTAACTATATTAAATCGTCAACCTCCACACAAACAAACATAATGGATGTGTATCCGTTTGTTAGTGTTGATTGGCAAAATAAAAACTTGGCAAATGTTAAAGAATCAAAAGGAAATGTTTTTGATACAACAAAAAGTTTGTTTTTAAATGACACTCAAAGATACATTACGAACTATCAAAATCCTGATTCTCTTAATGAAAATAGACCATTTGTTAATAATTGTATCATTCAACCACTGACAACACCACAACCAACATTGACCATTGGTGGGTCGGGAAATCTTACAGGTGCGGCACCAGTAGGAGCCTTGGCGGCATTTAATCAATTTTACAGTGAAAGACGATTAGGTAATAATCTTTTAGTTACTGAAGGTCCAATAAATTACCAAAACAAAACAGGAAATGTTGATGTATTACAAACAACATCAATGTTAAACACACCTTTCTTTATCAATGCATTACAGGATGGTGTTGAAAAAGACAGAGCAAATACAAATACAACACCTTACGTTTTACCAGCCTATTTGTTTTTAAATTCTTTACCATTGGCAACTTTGAGTGAAAAATATAAAAATATTACAACAACTAATGTTACAGATTTAGATTATATCTTTACGACATTAACAAAATATGGTGGTGTTCACAAATTACCATATGCTTGGATTATAAAATATGGTTCTATATGGCATCGTTATAAAAAATATATTGAAACTAATGTTGATATATTAGATACGGTTTGGAAAGATGTTAATGTTGCAAATCTTTATGACCCAGTTTCTTCATCACTACAAAAACAATATACGTTTACATCTTTGACTGAAAATTACAATATTGTTTGTCAGGATACTATCTCACCACCACCTTTAACATTAAGACAAGTACAAATGAATCTTGGGTTTTATCCTAAAATCATTAACGATACTTATTTCTTAGTTACAGGTCAGGATTTATTAACAGGGTATACTAATACAGATATACAAACAGCTATTAATCAAGGATTAGTTGTTGGAAATATACCACTAACACAAATTGCTACACAAGATGGTTATAGTTCAACACCAAATCAAACATTAAAGTTTAATAATTTTTTCACATCTTTTGAAACTCAAAACTCACCAAAATTTAAATCAAACCAACAATATAAAACTTTGTTGATGCCAAGTTTTGGAACGATATATAATCAAGTTGTTGCAGAATGTTTTCAAGATACAATAACAGGTTTAACACAAACACAAGAAGTGCAAAATAATAAAGCAGTCTTTAATGGTTCTGTTAGACCATTTTGGGCGGCACCAAATTTTGGATACTTTGAGTTATCAAGTATTAAAAAACCTGGTTATAATGAATATATGAAGGAGATTAATCCTGAAACATCAATTCAAGATGTTGTCAAATTTGGACAAACATATTCAAAAATTGATGATGTTTTTGGTACATTCAAAACTGAGATTTTAGATTCTTTTGAGTTGGAGTTTTTAAATTTTTCAAAATCATTTACAGATTTAACGTCTGAAGATTTGTTAGATTCAAATTATGCAAATAGAAACTTCCAAGGATTAATGTCACAAATGTTATTGGTTCCAACAATTACATTAACAAGTAGCTTAGACCAATATGTAACAGATTGTGGAAATGCTCAATTAAGTCAGGTTAATACTGTGGTACAATCTTTTGTAAATTATGATGTTGTTTTTAAATATGGAAACCCAAGTAATTTTAACAGACGTGTTTTTGGCACTTTTACAACTTTAAATACAACAAATTTTAACAAAGTTGTTGACCCATATCCATACAAAGCTTATGTACAAAATACAGTACCAGTTACTAACGGTCCTGTAACACAGATAACGTTAGCACAATCTAAATTAGCGTATCCTGAAGCTTGGAAAGCAATGGAAACATACGTTGGATTTGCAACAACAACAGGATTAACATATTCAAATTCAGGTAGTTATTATACAGACTTTTTCCCAACATTAAATGTTGAATTTACTGAAAGTAATGTTAAAAACTTTTCATCCCTTATAAAAATATTTGGAACTCAAAAATCGTTAAATAATGGTGTATATACTAATACTGATTTTATAACAGGAATTAACAATTTTTACATAAATAATAATGAATATTTAAATTATGTTTTAAGTCAGTTAATTCCTACGTTACAAAAAGAATTACCCAATGTAACACAAACAACTGAAAAACCAATTTTATCAGCTGTTGATGGTTTACAACCAAAAATTGAACTTTATGAAGCTTTCAAATCATTTAATGATAAATGGATTGCTGGTAGTGAATTTAAAGATAGAACTTTATATCAAGACGTAATGTTTTTAGATAGAGCTAATAGAGATATTGGTGATAAGGTATTAGTTGATGTTTATAAATTAAAAGATTTCTTTTCAGGTACAACATCACTTAATACAAGAATTATTGATTTTGTTAGTAGAATTATTGCAGACAACCAATTTCAAATGATGCCACTACCGGCATATATGAATTTTTGGGGAGTTGGTGAAGTTACACAAGGAGCACCACCAAGAACTGAAACTTCTAATAACTTGGCAAATTCACTCTTTGGTACGTTTTTAGATGTTGATTATAGAGAATCACAACCAAAGTTTGTTTGTTATTACGCAGGAAAACCAAGTGAACATTTGGATATGAGGGAAAATGCTGATTATAGATGGAGAACTGATGCTTTTGATTTATCAAGGTCATCTGACATGCCATTACTTTCAGAAGTAAAAAATACAAAAACAGATTGGGCACAATCAAATAAAGTTGTTGGATTTAATGTAGACTTTGGAATTAGAAACCAAAGTGTTTTTTATAGTATTCAACTTGACCAAAACAATGCCGCTGCGACAACAGAAGCTAATAGAGTTATTACTGATATGAGTAACTCAGCAGGTGGTAGAAGAACAAATACACAAAACGTTAGTTTATATAATTTGTATAAAAATAGAAGTTATGAATGTAGGGTAGAGTCAATGGGTAATGCGATGATTCAACCAACAATGTATTTTAACTTAAGAAACGTACCAATGTTTAGAGGTCCGTATATGATTCAATCAGTTGAACATACAATTAGTGCCGGTGAATTTAAAACATTCTTTAGTGGTGTTAGGATGCCAATATATTCATTACCATTAATTACAAAACAATTAGTTTCAATCAACGCTAATTTATTAGGACAATTAGTTCAGATATTAAAAAGACAAAAAGAAACTGAAATTGCCGCGACACAACCAACAATAAATGTTATTACTATTGGTAACAGTGTTCAAGATAATATTAAGTATTCATCTGGTAGTATATCACAATGTCAAGCAGATATGTTAACAACAAATCCAAGATATCAAAAGTATCTTGGTATTGAAAATACCCAACAATCAATATCATTTGCCGATTTGGCAAAAATAATAAGAGATAATATTACATCTGGTCCTGCAAGAGCTATGGTGTTATTTACGGCATATGTTAATGGTCATGATGATAATTCTGTATTTACATTTAACTTTGATTTAGGTAATACACCATTAGGTGGAGCAACCTTCCCAAAACAAATAAACTATGGTGGGAGAGAAAAATATTTTCAAAAACAATTTGGTTGTAAAGTTAATCAAAATGAATTTGCTCAACCAAGTGCAGTATTTACAACTGGTACATCTGGTGAGTCATTTACAAATTCTGTTAAATTTATAAATGATTATTATCTTAATGAACAAGTATTATCAAAAAGTTTATTGTTTGCACCATTGTTAATAGTAAATGACCAAAATCAACAAGTTCTATCTCCACCAAAATGGGTAACAAAAAAAGATTATATTGATAATATGTATCAAATTTGGATTAGATATTGGCCACAAAACAGATTTCAAACAAACGAAGATTATGAAAAATGGGAAAAGGCCAATGCAAATATGGGAAAAACGTTTATAACTGCGGCTGAAAATGTGGCTGAATTATTATCCAAATACAAACTTGTTAACTTTTAATGATATTTATTGAGAAACTATAGTTATGAATATTAAACAACATTTAGACAATTATCTTGGTAAGAACACAAGATATACAGAAAAAAATGCCGGAAATGGATTTACTGAAGTATGTGATTTAGACACTGGTAATTGTTATACAGTTAGAGACAGAGACGGTCTTATTGAAAGAGTTGATAACACAATGAGAACAAATAAAAGAGTTCAAGTAGAAACACCACAAGGTGTTAAACAATTATTAAACGGTTAAAAAATGGCTATTGATAAAAAAATTATAGAGGAAATTAAAAGACACAATTCTATTAACAAGTACATTGTAGAACAAGATGCTTTGGGTGATTTACCAACACCACCCGCAGACCCAGCAGCACCTGCAGACCCAGCAGCACCTGCAGACCCAACATTAACAACACCACCGGCAGCACCTGAAGTTATTGATACGGAAACAGATACTGAGGTTGAGAAAATTGATGGTGATGGAAATAGTGAGGACAATGAAAGTGGTTCTGAAGAATTGGATATTACTGATTTAGTAAATTCACAAAAAAATATTGAAAACAAACAACAAGAATATTTTGACATGATGTTTAAACAAATTGAGGACATGCAGAGTAAATTAAATTCTATGGACCAAGTATTTGAAAAATTAAACTCAATGGAAGAAAAAATTGAACAATCTAGACCAAAAACACCGCAAGAAAAATTAGAATTAAGAAGTTTGGATAGCGGTCCATTCCATCAAAAATTATCTGATTTTTTTCAAGACAAACAAGAAGATTTGGAAAAGTCAGGAAAAAATGAATATGTGTTAACTTCAGATGAAGTTGAAAATATAGTACCTTCAGATATCAAAAAATCTTTTGATAATTATGGTGATGAACCAACGGGTACTTCCTTTAAAATGAATTGATTTTTTACAATTTTTTACTATATTAGAAGGGTCACGTTGTGGCCCTTTTTTATTTGGCGAAATAATTTGACGAACAAAAAAATAACAACTATAATTTATAAACTAACAATCTAATTAAACAAAAAACATGATGAGTTCACTTGACGCAGTACTTTCACAGTACGAAAAAAACACACAGTCTTTCGGAGACTCTAACAGAATGTCACAAGAGGAAAGAATGAAAAAGTATTTTGCTTGTATTCTTCCACAAGGACAATCTCAAGGACAACGTAGAGTACGTATCCTTCCTACACCCGATGGTTCTTCACCTTTCAAAGAAGTTTGGTACCATGAATTACAAGTGGGTGGTAAATGGCAAAAATTCTATGACCCAGGTAAAAATGACAACGAACGTTCACCTTTGAATGAGGTTTACGATGAGTTGATGGCTACCGGTAAAGATTCGGACAAAGAATTGGCTAAACAATACAAATCCCGTAAATTTTACATCGTAAAGGTTGTTGACCGTGATGCTGAAGAAGAGGGTGTAAAGTTTTGGCGTTTCAAACACAATTATAAGAATGACGGTATTCTTGATAAAATCATCCCAATTTGGAGACAGAAAGGTGACGTAACTGATTCACAAAAAGGCAGAGACCTTATTGTACAGTTGGTTAAATCTAAAACTCCTGGTGGAAAAGATTACACAACAATCCAAACCATTATGCATGATGACCCAGCACCTCTTCACGAGAACGCTAAGGTTATGGAAGAGTGGTTAAAAGATGAGTTGACATGGAATGATGTTTACTCTAAGAAACCTGTGGAATATTTGGAAGCAATCTCTCGTGGTGAAGAACCTCGTTGGGATAGTGAGACAGGTAAATACTTGTACAGTGATTCAGGTGATATGATGATGGGTGGTTCTAAAACAACATCTTCAGCTCCTGCAGACCCACAATTATTTGACGAACCTGCTGAGGACTTACCGTTCTAATAAAACAAAACATCATGTATGGTATCTTGTATGGTACCATACATGATTAATTTATAACATATATGGCAATCAAAAAAAACGATTTTAATTCAGTAAAGAAGAAATTCTCAACTTCAGCGAAGTATAAACCACAAAGATACTTTGACTTGGGTAAAGATTTCTTGGATGCTGTGGGACTACCAGGACCTGCTATAGGACACTTGAATATGTTCTTGGGTCACTCTGATACAGGTAAGACAACGGCTCTTGTAAAATCTGCCGTATCAGCTCAAAAACAAAATATTCTTCCTGTCTTCATTATTACGGAACAGAAGTGGAGTTTTGAACACGCAAGACTTATGGGTTTTGATTGTGAAGAAGTTGTTGACCCCGAAACAGGAGAGTTGGATTGGGATGGATTTTTTATTTTCAATAACAACTTTTCTTACATTGAACAAATCACAGATTATATTAATAGTTTGTTGGATGCTCAAGAAAAAGGTGAATTGGAATATGATTTATTGTTCCTTTGGGATTCAGTGGGTTCAGTTCCTTGTAAGATGACCTACGAAGGTAAAGGTGGTAAACAACACAATGCTGCGGTTCTTGCCGACAAGATTGGAATGGGTATCAACCAACGTATTTCAGGTTCTCGTAAATCTGATTCAAAATATGAAAACACATTGGTTATTGTTAACCAACCTTGGGTTGAACTTCCTGACAATCCATTTGGACAACCAAAGATTAAAGCAAAAGGTGGTGAAGCCATTTGGTTAAACTCATCTTTAGTATTCTTATTTGGTAATCAAAAAGGCGCGGGAACAAACAAAATCTCTGCAACCAAAGACAAACGAACTGTTAAATTTGCAATCCGTACAAAAGTTTCTGTTATGAAAAACCACATCAATGGTTTGGGTTATGAGGATGGAAAGATTATCGTAACACCACACGGATTCTTGGCAGGAAAAGACGCGGCTGAAGAAAAAGTATCTATTGAACAATACAAGAAAGAAAACGCTGAGTATTGGAAAGAGATTATTGGGGCTGATGGAGATTTCAGCTTGTTTGAGGAAAAAGAAAGTGAAACAGTATAAAAAATAAATTGTGAAGACACTCTTAGTAGATGGTGATAACCTATTTAAAATCGGATTTCACGGGGTCAGAGACCTCTTTGTGGAAGGAAACCATATCGGGGGTGTCTTTCATTTTATCAATACCCTCAGAAAACAAATTGATGAACACAACTACGACAAAATTATTGTCTTTTGGGACGGTGACGACAACTCTGCCGTTAGACGTAAATTATATCCTAACTACAAGTTAAATCGTAGACAGAGTATGAACGAGTTTAAACTTGAGTCATACCATACCCAAAAAGAAAGAGTAAAAGAATACCTTGAAGAATGTTTTGTTCGTCAGGTAAGAGCAACTGAATGTGAGGCGGATGATTTAATTGCCTACTATTGTCAGATTGCTAACGAAGAATCAAAAACAATATTATCGGCAGATAAAGATTATTTTCAATTGATTGATGAACATACATCAATTTATTCACCAATTTCCAAAGTCACATTTAAAGTTGGAGATAAAGTTAAATTTGGTGATTCAGAATTTCCACACTATAACGTATTAACACTCAAAATATTAACTGGTGATAAATCAGATAATATTTCGGGTATATTAAGATTAGGCGAAAAGAGTGTAATAAAATACTTTCCTGAGATGCTTGATTCTATGGTAACTTATAACCATATTTTAACAAAGGCGCAAGAACTTTTAGAACAAGACAAAAACAACACAACTTTAAAAAATATTGTAAGTGGAAAAACAAAAGACGGAGAATTCGGTGAATCATTCTACCAAACAAACAAAAAAATCGTGGATTTACAAAATCCGCTCATTTCTGATGAAGGTAGGTTACTTGTTGAACAATATTATGCCGACACTTTAGACCCTGAAGGTAGGGGTTACAAAAATCTAATTCGTATGATGACAGAAGATGGATTCTTCAAATATCTCGGTAAGAGTGATGATGAATTTATAAAATTTATACGACCTTTGATGAAATTGACAAGAAAAGAAAAAAGACAACACAAACAACAAATAGAAAAATAAAAAAATTATGAAAGAAACAGATGTAATTAAAATGGAGTTCTTGATTACCTTGAACAACAACATCGTAATCCAACGTTACTTTAACGTAAGAGATTACAACCCACAAGCTCGCAGTTCTATGGAATTGTATCAGTATCTCAAAAACTTTGTTGAAGGTTTTGAATACGGACAAAAAATGCGTTCGGTTGTATACCTTTTAGAGAACAAAGATGAAATTTTGGACAACCCAAGTATCTTGCAAACGTCAAATACTGATGGTTCAGAAACATTTAACTTTTTAATAAAGGTAGGAGAACAGACAATTTGTCATAGAATTTTGGACGCTAAATTGTTCCCACCTAAAATAAGATACACCGTAGATATACGCCAGCAAGTAAAAAGTGTATTGAAGGACTTAACTGACATTTTTTCAGACGAAAATTTTGTTACAAGTTATATGAACTATAGCTTAATCTAATAGTATTTATCAAAACTAATAAGGAAAATTTAATTATGTCAAACAAGAATTTTGAGTATCTAGGTAACACGTTTCAACTACAATTATTAAATCAGATTATCTTAGATAAGGACTTCTCACATTCTATCATTGATGTAATTGAACCTTCACACTTTGAAAACAAGTATTTCAAAACGCTTCTCCAATTGGTGAAGGAGTACTATGTAAAATATGATTGTACTCCGTCATACGAAACACTTTCACAAATGGTGAAAAGTGAGTTCCCACAAGAGTTGATGTTAAAAATTCTAAACGACACTATCAAACAGATACAAACCGCATCTACCGAAGGTGCGTCTTTTGTACAAGAGAAATCATTGAAGTTTTGTAAACAACAAGAACTTCAAAAGGCTATCACCAAATCACAGAAAATACTTGATAGTGGAGAATTTGAAAACTATGACAAACTTGAGGAGTTGGTAAGAAGTGCACTCCAAGTAGGAGAAAATGGAAATAAAATTGAAGATGTTTTCCAAAACTTGGAAGATGTTTTGAATGAAGATTTCCGTCACCCAATCCCAATGGGAATTACGGGTATTGACAAGTTATTAAAAGGTGGTTTGGCAAAAGGTGAATTGGGTGTAATCTTAGCACCAACAGGTGTAGGAAAAACCACAGTCCTTTCAAAAATTGCTAACTCAGCATTTAATAACGGTTACAATGTTCTTCAGTTATTCTTTGAGGACAATCCAAAAGTAATCCAACGTAAACACTTCACAATGTGGACAGGTATACCACCTGATGAACTCCCATTACACCGTGAAGAAGTTCTTGAAAAAGCACGTCAGGTCAAAGAAGAAATGACCAACAAATTGTTCTTGAAAAAACTACCTTCAGACCAATTTACAATGACTCAAATCAAGAACATGATTAGAAAGATGGTTGCTGATGGACATAAGATTGATATGATTGTTTTAGATTATATTGATTGTATTGTACCTGACAAAAATATGGGGGACGAGTGGAAAAGTGAGGGTTCCGTTATGAGAGGTTACGAAGCTATGTGTCATGAACTTGGCGTAGTGGGGTGGACCGCAACACAGGGTAACAGAAGCTCTATATCTTCTGAGGTTGTTACCACCGACCAAATGGGTGGTTCTATTAAAAAGGCACAAGTTGGACACGTTATCATTTCCGTGGCTAAAACTTTACAACAAAAAGAAATGAATTTGGCAACCATCGCAATTACCAAGTCTCGTGTGGGTAAAGATGGTGTTATATTTGAAAACTGTAAGTTTAATAACGAATTGTTAGA